CTTTCTCGCAGGGCGTGGGCGACTGGAAGAGTTCCGTCTTTGGCGAATGAAGCCGCAGCAATATCTTCATCAGATGATGAACTCATCAAGCGTCATGACGGCTGGCACGTTCGTCACAAAATTCATATCTCCGCGGCTACCGAGATAGACGGAGCCGGACCAAATGCGCCACCGAAACTCGTAGGTATGTGCGCCTGAAAGCGGTGTAGTGTCCCGCCATCGGAGGTAGATCGGAACTACTGCAGCATTCGTCGGGATCGATACGGCGCCCACCGGCTCCAGCAGTTGACCATCGCGGAAAATCCCGAATAGCACCAGGCCATCCGCTGAGCGCCCGACAATGCCGGAAAGCGCTACCTCGACACCACAGGGCTCAGTCATGCCTTCGAGCGTGATCTGCGCCCCAGCGATAGGCATCCATGACGGCGTCGCTCCGTATGCAGCGCCTTGAGCCTGAACAATTGCGGATTTTGTACGCGTGTAGCCGCTGCCAGGTGGGCTGCATACACAGGACAACCCTTGCAGGTCGATAACAATTTCCGGCATTTTTTGAATCCCCTAGTTCGCTACCGGGCAAATGTATCCAGATCGCCCCTAACCGCCAGATCGAGTTCGCTTGATCAGTTCGGCGGCTCAGGCCATTGGATGGACGACGGATAGCCCGACTGCGTGGAGATGCGAGAAAGACTGATCCTGTACGTCTTCCACTGGCGCAACGAATCGACTTCCTCGGCCGTCGCAAGATTCAGCTCAACGGCGTCTTCGAGCGGTGCAATTCGCATGGTGGCAACATAAAGCAGCTCATCTCGACGCGCGTCCGTTGCAGCGGCAAGCTGCTCATACGTGGGTTGCGGCACATCGCCCCACACCGGCAGCCCGTCATCTCCAACGGCACGTGTTTTCCCATCTGGAGCCGTCCCAAGAGAGAACTCAGCAAAGGCCTCGTACGGAACGGCTACCACATCTGCTGGGAGAGTCCCAGCTTGCTCGTAGTCGCTCAGCATGTCCAACGGATAGAAGCTATTTTCTGACGGTGAAAATAAGACTTTCATGGTTCTCTCCTTTAGCGGCCAATTGCCCGCCAGTAAATGCTGCCGCTCGTCGTGGCCCGGTACAGAAAGAAGCTAGTCAGGCTAGTCCCGTTTTTAGCGGCACGCGTGGTCTGCGTGATCGTTGTCGCATTGCTCGCATATACCGCGAGTACCTCGTTCGGAAATGGAATCGGAAAGTTCGTGAGGGTATCGATGTCAGGATTTATCGTCGCGAATCCCCATTGCTCGATGTATCCACCCGGGAGCTTTCGAAACCCATTGGGCGTCAACGACTGGTTGCCTCCTCCCAGTGCATCGGCCAACTTTTTGGGCGTGATAGCGGTGAGGTCGTCCGTCATAGCCTGAGCTTGAGCTGTCGTCGAGATGGCTATAATCCCCGCCGAACCGGTCACCGCGGGATTGTTGATGACAGCCACCCAGTTGCTACCACCGATATCTGGATTCTCGGTGTTGTTGTCAACGCCGTTGAGCCAGAATCCTGTACCGGCCGCGTTCCTTAGAATCGCTCCCTTCGGCCAACCGCCATCCACTGCAACCCATTGAGGAAATCCGTGAAGCTGCAAATCACCGAGACTTTCAGTGATTTCGCTCAAGATTCCATTCATCTCCGCTCGCCCGACCGGGCGATAATTCGCGTTGTCGCTAGGTAGCTCATAATCCGGCGTCCAGCCGGCCTGCAACGAAACCTTCCCGTCCGGCTGATCCGCCGTGGCCAGTACTTCCTTGTCACCCGTCGCCGCAAAGGGCGTCTTGTAGATTCTGGTAGCCATTTACGCTCCGAAATTTCCGTTTTCAAAATTGAGATGCTGAGGGCCAAAACCCCAAGATGGTTTGACCTGCACTGCCCACTTGACCCCGACAGTTGAGGGTCGCGGCAAGATGTCCGTTTTCTCCAACAGCCGGCGCAACCGATAATCTGGCGTCTGCGAGAAGAAAAACGTCACCAACGTCATGTCATAGCTGTCCGCCACATAGGCCGAGTCGCTGCCGAACACGTTGACGAGCGCCTGATTGATGTTCGGCGCGGTTGGGCGCATGGTCAGTTGGAACCAACGCAGCTTTAGCAGCTTGCGCGCCGATTCGATATCGAGGCTGACCTGTTCGTCCGAGGACCGTCCAAAATTGCCATTGCCGAAGTTTTTGTTCTCGGACCCGAACCCGAACACTCCATCGACGCGTCGCGGCTCGCCGATCTCCAGCGAGACACCGAGAATGCGCGCCCAGACCGCCAGGCCAAACTCGTTGGCGGTATCCAGGTCAAAGACGTCCCGGTGCCAGTCGCGCCAGAACGCCTCTTGGTGAACATCAATCCATGCCTGATCACTCCTTGCCAGCGCCACCGCCCGCGGCGCACCTTCGTACTGCCACAAGATCGAGCGCATCAGGTCGACCGAAAAGTCGAACTCTTGGGTTCCGCTCATGAAATCACCACCTGAACTGAACTGCGTTGCGTGCGCGCGATCTGGTTCGGCGCGATCACCATGGTGTCCGCCGACCAGGTGCCCGAGCCGACAACCGACAGCTCAACCTTCTTGACGAAGATAGATGGTTCCTGCTGGTTGATCGCGCTGGCAATCTCGAAGGTGGAAACGTCGCTGCCGACCACGAAGCTGACGTCGCCGTCGATCTCGCCGTTCACGTAGTTCATGACAAGATCTGGAATCAACTGCTGCACATCGAGAGTGCTAGGCCTCACGGTGACTCGGACCAGCAGCGTCACTTCCTCCGGCCGGTCGAACTTGACCTCATACAGCCGGCCGTTGATCGGATCCGGGACTTCAACCACGACGGCCCCGTTGTAGCCACCGCCGACCGTCTTGGTTTCGAACAGGGCCCGAGCGACTTCCATATCGGTGCCACCCTCGACGCAGGCCCAGATGCTGTGCTTGCGCATCGGAATTCCGTCCACTACTTGGTCGACGTCCGAGAAATTCTCGAGGTAGTAGCAGGAGCGAACCGCCTCGATGTCATAGAGCCGCGACACGATGGCCTCGTTGATCGAGGTGGTCTGCAACGCCAGTGTCTGGGCACGTCGGCGCCGGAGCAAAACGTCATTCTCTTCGCGCTGGCCAGGTATCGCCGCGGAGGGGTTCGTGATGGTTTCCCATCCAAGGATGCTCGACGCAACGGTGTTCAGGCCTCCGGCCGGCACGATGATCTCGCCGTCTTGCAGCGCGCGAAGGTTGCCAGAAGCAGCGCCTGCGGCATCGAGAACAACCGTGTTCACCAGTTCGAACTGCTCGCCTTGCTCGGTTTCGGCGATCGAACCCGCCGGTACGTTCGTGCCAGGCACACCACCCAGCACCGCGCCCACGATCAGAGATCGGACGCTGCGGCGCCGGCGGCCACCGGTCAAGGCCATCAGCGAGTCCAGGAAGACGCCCCCGGACAGGGCCGGATTGATCTGGTTGGCTAGCTCGGCGTTGTTGCGGGCGATCGAGTCGCGTTCCTCGGTGATCCGAGTGATCAACAGGCCTTGCGGCGTTGCCGGGTCGGTCGGCATGTCGTCGCCGAATACCGCGCGAAACTCGGCCTCCACCTGCGCGCGGGTCGTGGCGGTGTCCGGGACAATGACGCCGCGGTTGACGATAAAACTGTAATCAGCCATTGATTGCCACCGTGCCGTATGTGGTTTGCAGCGTTGCCGTGTACTTCAGCGTCTCGCCCTCGACCTGCGTGTCCAGGCTCAGAATTCCGGTGACGTCGGGCGTCTCCAACAGCCGGCGCCGCAGCGCCGCCTCAAACTGCGCCAAGTTAGGCTGCTTGCTGAACGCCTCCCGCAGGAACGGGATACCCTCGTCATAGGCGTGGATCATCTCGGCGCGCGCCGTGGCCGCGAAGTGCTTGGCCTCCTGCGCAACCGCGTTCACGTCCTGCTCCATCGCCAGGTTGCCGTTGGGCAACGTGACGAAGTCGTTGTTCTCGTCGGTCTTGAACGTGATCAATTCGGACCTCCGGTGTTCGCGCCGCCCACCTGAACCCCGCTATGGGTGTGCGTGTCGCCGATGTTCTTGCCGTTGTGGGTAAGGGTGCCGCCAGACATCGCCACATTGCCTCCACTGGTGGCCACATTGCCCTTGAACTCGATGTTGCCGATCCACTCCGTTTCCGGGATCTCGAACTTGCCCTTGGGCGCCTTGATACGGACCTCACCGGCATGCAAGGAAATGCACACCGCCCCATCCATCGACTGAAGAACCAGCGCGTCGGAATTCTCCCCGTCGATCGCCCAGTCCTTGATCGTGTCGGGGAAGAACATCGCATCCGAGAACGAATGCAGCCGTTCGGTGTTGGGCCAGTCCTCGCGGCCGCCGCGCTGGAACATCAACGACACATCCCGGTCGTTCGCCTTGAGCCAGCCGAAGTCCCCGGGCTTGATCGGGAACCGCATGAAGAAGCCGCCACCGCCGAACCGGAACACAGGTATGTTCGGTATAGCGCCGCGCGAGATCTTCCGGCCTTCGGTCGTGCCAACCATGATCAGTGGCTTGATCACGGCGCGGTTCGAGGCGTCGTCATAGGACACGACCTGCGCCGGCAGCATGTCGTCCAGGTTCTCCCGGATAAACGACCTGATCCAGGACTTCAGGACGCCGGACAGGCTGCCATCGTCGGCGCCGTCGATATTTGGGGCTACAGTCGGCTGCATGTGGCTTGATAGAAAAATGGGTCTTCGTGGCTCGCCACGTCGAACTTCAACTGGTCGATCTTGTAGTCGCCGTTCAGCGACCGGTTGAACTTACTTTCCAGGCGCAGCGTGCCTCCCAGGACCGACTCCCCGTCGATCAGGTACGTCACCTCCACGCCCTTCTCCGTTGCTTTGGGTATGCCGACCATGCCGCTATTCATGTTCAGAATCTTGACGCGGCCGCGCACGGCCTTGTCGAAGTCCTGGACGATCAGCCGGGTATCGTCCACAAATGCACGCACACCGCCCGCTTCCGCTAGGCGGTTGACCTGACCCAGCGCCCCACCGGTGTAGGTGTAATTGGCGATCAGCTTGTCCAGCGCCTGGAAATCCAACGTGACGCCGATGTCAGACGCCACCGCGGCGGCGATGGCAGAAAGCTTCGAGGTGGCCTGAGCGCTCTTGGACACCACCACGCTATTCGACGCGTTGCCGGTCTTCGACTTCAGGACGATGTCCACATCGGGCGGGCTGCTGGGCTCCGCGCTGATGATGTCGCCCGTGTACACCTTGAACAGGCCGGTGGAGACGCGCCCGACTTCCACCACCAACCGCTTGGGCGTCCGGTTCTTATTGAACGGGCTCGTCTCGGTGAGAAGGAAGTCGCGCGTCTCGCGCCGCAGGTTGGAGATCGTGACACTGCACTCGTTCTGGGTGGCGTTCGCGTACTTGGTGCCGCTCGCCTTGATCCGCATGCCATCCGCGGCGCTGTAATAGTTCATCCGGCCGGAAACCTCTATCCCGACCCGGATGGCGCGTAGATCAATCATTGATGCCGACCTCCGAGGGCTCCAGGTATACCAGCGACTGGGAACGACCAAACTCCTCCCACCAGGGCAGATCACCATCCCTAGTCAAGATGGCGAAATTTCCCTGGTGGCTGAGGTAGCGGTAGGGCAGGATGGGAAACTCGGCCACGATCCGCTGCCCGACCACCAGTTCGACACCGTCACGCTTCACGTCGGCCAGCATCATGCCGCGCGCCACCTTGATGGCCAGTTCCCACAGGACGCCGTTTATCGTGACCGACAGAGACTGGTTCGGTGCCGCCAACAAGGTTATGTCTCTCACTTGAAAACCCCGCTCAGAACGCTGCCCTGCCGCTTCTTCCCGTCCCCGGATTCCTCGGTAGTCTGCTGGCCGCGCTTCACCGTGCTCGACTGTCCCTTGTTCTCCACCCTCTCAGGCGGGAGAGCGCCGAACTCGGGCTTGACCTCGATCCACTCCTGCATCCGGATAGGGACGTTGACCGCGGTGCCCAGCTCCGGCGTTTCATCGTGCGGAACGTCCACGATGAGCATCTTTTCGTAGGACCGGACTTTGGTCTGCACCGTCACCAGTTTGTTCTGTTCGAACGCCTGGCGGATTGCCTCAAACTGGTTTCGGGTGTCGTCGGCCAGCAGGAAGTCGATTTGAATCTCGGTCAGCTCGCGCACGACGTGGTCCGACCGCTCCGTACCGTCTTCCACGGCGAACTTCGTCACCCGCTTGGACTCCCTCACCGCGACGCGCATCGGAGCGGCTGACGCGAACAGCACCTGCAGGCTGTCAGCGTCGAGAATGACGACCCGCTGCTGCGTCGAGGTGGAAAGACTGTCTGATAGCTGCATTACCGTTGCACTCCGCTGGCCGAGTCGGCCTGCAAGTTCTTCAACTCGTCCTTCAGACCGCCGCCGATCGACTGGCTGATGCCCTGCGCGTCGGTCGCCTGGGTCTGCACGTTGACCTGGCCCACCTGCACGTTGGTTTCCGTCCGGACATTGCTAGCGTTCGAGATTGCCGTCGATGTCACCGAGTTCATCGGATTCGCCGCAGCCTGGTTCATCTGCACCTGCGCCGCCTGCATGTTCTCGGCGGCCTTCGCTTCCGCGTCGGCTATCCCCTTGTTGACGTTCGAGGTCGTCACCTGGATATCGTCGCCGCCACCAAAGCCCAGCCACTTGCCGATCTTCTTTATGACCGACGACACGCTCTCGAAGACGCTGCCGATATAGTCCCAGGCACTTTTCACCACCCGGACAATCGCCCCGAAGATGTTGCTGATGCCAGCCCCCATCGCCGAGAAGGCGCCGAGCGCCTTCGACGGGAAGCCCTTGATGGCCTCCCACGACATGGCTAGGGCGTCTACGATCCACTGGAAGGCGTCCTTGACCGCCTGGGCCATCGCCTTGACCGTCTCGCCGACGATCGGGTACTTCTCCGAGATCTGTCCGATCAGGGAGTCATTCCCATCCAGGAAGTTCATCACGTCGTCGTACAGCAGCGCGAACAGCGCCACCACCGCCGCGATGGGCGCGGCAACCGCCAGGAACGGCGCGATCAGCGCCCAGACAGCCCCCGTGGCCGACACAACGGCAGGCAGGAACATAGCGGTGAGGATCGTGGTGAGACCGATGAAGAAGCCCTTGACGAACGTGTCATGGCGGTTCATCCACTTGACGACCGAGTCCAGCTTGTCGATGAACCAGGTGATGGCCGGCAGGATCCAGTCCACGATTCCGCTGGTGGCCACGCCGATGCTCTGCCGGAGCTTGGCCAGCGTCTCGGAGTAGACTCGCACCCGCTCCGCCGCCTCCTTGGTTACGACACCCTGCTCTTTTTGGACGCGCAGCATGCGCTCGACTTCCTGTCGGCCTTTCAGGAGCAGCTCCACCGTGCGGTTGTCGGTGATCCCCAGTTCCTTGATCTTGAAGACTGCCTGCTCGCGGCCCATGCCCTCGACCGCGCCGGCCAACTCGAGCATGCCCTGCACAGCGTTCTTCGCGTTGCCTTCGGTGTCCTTGAGGCTGATCTTCAGCGCCTTGAACGCCTTGGCACGCCCGGAATCCATGTCCTGGAGCGCCTCGCCGATCGACTCGGCCATATCCGTCAGAGAGTCCCGCGCGCCCTGGGCGTCACCGCCCATACGCTCGATGGCCTTCCCGAAGGCGTCCACATCGCCAATGGCGACGCCCAGCGCCTCGCTCGTGTTCCGGATCTGTTCGACCGTACGCACATGGTCATTGAACGTCTGCAACGCCTTCGAGGCCGCGAGAGTAGCCAGAATCGCCGCCCCGATGCGCGTGAAGGCACCCTTCACCTTCTCTTCCATCAAGCTGGCGCGGCCCTCGGCCGTCAGCATTGATTTTCCGAACTCGTCGGTCTTCTTCTCCGACTGGTCGATCTCCTTGTTCAGCTTGGAGTTGTCGGCGTCAATGACGTAGGTCAGGGCGTCCAGCAAGGCCATGTCACTTCCTCTTTTCCGCTTCCATCGCGCGGATCTCGTTGACCTTGTTGGTCGTGGCGATTTCCCAGAGGTCCATCGCCTCCTCTAGGTCTATTTCTGTTTTGAGCTCGACGAGTCGGGCGAGACCTGAGCTGACAATTGCTCCAATAAAGGGGTCAGCATTGGCGTAATCGAGTGGAGAAACTTTTCCAGCAGGCAGTCGAGGAAACCGCGCTGCCCGCCGAGTCCGAAAAAACCCGTGTTCTCTTCGATCATCTCGATCTCGAGCCGCATCAACTGGATACCGTCGTCGACGTGGTTGTCGATGAGCGCGGCGGTGGTCAGGCGCTGCTCGCGGCCGTCCAGGTCCACCGCCACATAGCTCATGAGCTTTTTCATGACCTCTTCCGAGGTCTGGTAGTCGCCCAGCTTGGGGATATTGGACAACGGGTACTTGGCGATAACCTCCCGCGCCGCCGTGGCCGGCAGCCGAGAGATCGTGAAGGCCTTCTCCACGCCGTCGCGGTTCTTCACCATGACGACGCGGGGTTTGATCAGGTCAGCCATGTCGGCCCCTTATGCGCGGGTGCGGGAGAGGTTCTGGAAGGCGAAGGTGTAGGCCTTCGACTTGATGCGGCCGGCAGACGCCGGCGAGTTGCCGGGCATGCCGTTGGTCATCTTGCCTTCGCTCAGGGTCAGGCTGGCGCCATCGGGATAGGTCCCCACCAGCGTGATCTCGTCGCGCGCGTGGCGCTTGTTCTTCGCGGCGCGGTTCGCCTCGAAGATGACCGCCAGGTTGTTGTCCGCGTCGCTGCCCGGAATCACGCTGATGGTGATGGTGATGGGCGTCGGCGCACTGAACACCACCAGGTCGCCGTTGACGTTCATTGCCGGCGTGGCAATGTCGATGGCCGGAATATCGAACGGGTCGGCATCGTCGGCGAACTCGGTGATCGTGAAGCCGGAGGGGAACGACTCGCTGGCCACGCAGCGCAGGGCAACGCCGATAGCGGAAGTATCGTACATGTCAGATCCTCAAATGAAAGCGGGCGGCCGCAGCCGCCCTAAAACGTTGTCTGGCCTGTTACACCAGGTTGTGCGAGCCGTCGACCTTGCGGATCATGTCGCCCTTCGAATAGACCAGGGTGTACTTGGCCGTGTATTCGGTAACGCCGGACTGCCCCGTGGCCTGTTCGATTTGCACGTCGTACCAGTAGCCGTTGTCCTGCACATCGTGCCAGGCCAGCGGGTCATTGGTGAGTTGACCAACGGCCACCTTCTGCAGCTCGGTCAGCGTCTTGCCGATCAGGATCGTGCCGTTGTTCAGCGCCTTGTTGACGCCGCCCTGGATGATCGCCATGACCATGCCGCGGCCGTCATTGTTGGCAGGGATCTTGTTGGTCGTCAGGAGCAGGCTCATCACCTGGGCCGTCATGTACGCCTTCAGCCACTGCTCGTTGGCGTGAACCGACATGTCCAGCGGGGCCGTGACGCCGCCCATCAGGTAGCCGCGCTGGAAGAACGAGATCTTCTGCCCCGCGCTGGCCGTCTGGCCGTAGTAGTTCACCCGACGCGCGTCGTAGAAGTCCGCCATCTGGTCGTCCGTCACGTCAGACGTGAGCGTCACACCCGATTGCCGGAACATGTAGTTGATGGTGGCGTTGGTCCGGTCGTAGTCGGTGGCGGCCATCACTGCCATGGGGATCGCTTCCTTGTACTCGCCAGCCGTGCCGTTGAGCACCAGGCCGTTGGACGCGGTGCCGATCATGGCCGCGTTCCAGGCGTCGGCGGTCACCGAGTCGACGGACCAGTACATCTGATACTTGACGTTTTCGCCAGACACGTACTCGGCCAGGGGGATGGCGTCCGCCAGGTCGATGGCTGCACCGAAGGACGCCGAGCCGAACGAGTCGGTCACGTTCTCCGCGGCGCGGAACGCCTCGAGGGGAGTCATCGCAACCGAACCGGGCGAGCTGATCGCCTGGGCACCTTGCAGCCCCAGCATGGCGCCCACGTCGGAGCCGGTGGCCGGCGACACGACGATGGCGCCAGGCCCAGCAACGGCCGACTCGACCATGAACGCACCAGCGAGCGCCGAATAGGAGACCGTCGCCGCCGTGCCCGACGCTGCCGTGGCCGCCGTCGCAATGGCCGTGGTCACCAGCTGAGCGACGTTCGTGAAGCTGGTGGCGCCAGACAGGTCGATGCCGGTCAGCGCGTAGGCGAACTCGCCGACCTTGATGTTCATCGCGCCGGCAGTGACGGCCTGGAAGTCAGCCAGGCTGGCCGAGATCCGAAACCCGTACAGGCGGCCCGGGCGCGCCACATCGGGATAGGCAGCGAACTGCAGCTCGGGGGCCTGGGATGCCGGCGCCGGGCTCACATAGGAGAAGTATTGGCGCGCGAACGCCGCCTCGGGCGAATCCGAGCCGAAATAGTCATCCGCGCCGCCAGGGCGGACGGAGACGATCTGACCAACCGGCACGCGCGGGTCGGTGGTGAAGCGCCGGCCGGTGAGCTGTTGCTGGGCGACGGCATTGGCGCCGATCACCGCGCTGATGATCCGGACATAGCGAGTCATCTTGATGGACATGTCATTTCCTCAAATGCGATGGATGCCCGACACAACCTGCTCGATGTGCGCCGTGGCCTGGGTGATACTGCGGTGGTGGGTGAAGATGACCGTGAAGTTCGGGTTGAATTCGAAGTTGTCGCGCTCGTTGACGAAGGACGGCATCACAATGTCGGTCGCGCGCTGGACGCCAATCCCGGCGGCCGTCATCGCCTGGGTGAAGCGCATCGACTGCACAACACCGCGGACTGTGGCCAGCACGTCAGACGCCAGAAGCTGCGCCGGGGCCGTCACGTCGTCTTCGATGAACGCCTGGAATTGATACATCGACTCGTTGATCTGCGCTTCCGTGGCGGTCAGCGCCTGGCCGTCATCCTGATACTTGCGCGCCTGCCAGCCGCGCTTCCCCCGGTTGATCGGGAAGAAGTAGATGCCGTCGTCGACGCGCCCTTGCTTGGACGGCTGGAATGCAGCCATGACCGGCAGATCGACGCCCTGCTCGGCCAGCAGGGTCAGCAGCGCGCCACGGATGGTCGTCTCGAGCTGCTTCTGTTTCATGCCGGCCCCACGTCAACGCACAGGATGCCGCGCCAGCCGTCCTGGGTGTACCAGTCGGCACCGCCCACGACGTCATGTCGCCGGCCCCCGTAGATCAGTTGGTCGGGCGCCGCGCCCCGCTGCACGTTCTCGATGGGGTGCGACGTATACAGGTTGTGGTAGCGCTTGGCCGTGTCCAGGCCGAGGTCACGGATCGTCGACTCGCCCACCGGCTGCCAGGACCCCTGGATCGGCTGCGGCGCCTCGTACTCGTTGACCCATTGCCCGCGCTCGTTCTGCGTGCGCGCCTTGAACTTGAGCCAGACCGGCGCCTGTTGATCGATCACGCTTGCCGCCAGTTCAAACAGGTTTATTCCTGGAATCACGATTTATCCTCCACCACGTGCGATACCGCCTGGATCATCTGGCCGGTGTCGACCAGGGGCTTTTTGGAAACCCCGGGCGTCTTCTTCCGTGACTGCCTGGCCTGCAACGTCGACTTCTTCAGGGGCGGACTGGTCACCCGGGAAATGGTGCGCGCGATGTCGCCGGCCGACCGCGCACCCAGTGCCTCGAAGGCCTGGACGACGTCCACCTTGCCGTCGATCGCACCCCGCACCGCGCCGGCGATCTGGCGGCCCCACTCCGACTTCTTCTGCTCGGCGGTGGGCCGCATGAAGGGCCGCGCCGGGATGTTGCCCTGCGGATAGCCGAACTCCTGGATGGCGGCCACGTAGGCGATCGGCGTGCCGTCCGGGTACTGCGACTCGGGGAAGAACCCGACCCGGATTTGCTTGGCGCCTACGTTCTTGAGCGTGGCCTGGATCTTCTCCGTGCCACCCTTGCGGACCACCTTCATCGGGATCTCCCGCCCCTAATGGACAGGCCGCCCACGTTGCGGAAAGCCGCGCGCTCGGGCAGGCCTCCCACGTACAGGCCGCCCGCCGTGCAGCTCTTGGACAGCGCCAGGAACTGCTGGCCGTAGGGCGTCAGGTTCAGCCAGTGGGACCACGAATCGGTCGCCGGCGGCGCTTGGAACGACACGCTGACCTTGTCGATGGTGGCCGAGGCCAGGGCGCCGGGCAAGCCGCCATTTCCCCTGGAAGCATTCAGCCGCAGCTGAAGCAGGTGGGCCGTGATCAGCATCCATAGCTGTTCGTCGCACTTGCAGCCGCGCCCGCTGGCGTAGCACTGCGCCCACTCCGCCACGGCCAGCACCACGTCGTCAGGGATGGCGTTGAACATGGGGAACAGGATCCGGAACTTCGCCAGCGGGAAGTCCATGTCAGGCCTCGGTGCTTTGGACCCGGGCGCCACCGGCGTTGCGCTTCTTGGCCGTGGCCGGCGTGTCCTGGGCGGACTTGTCGGCGCCGGCGAGCTCGCGCGCGGCGAACGCCTCGGCGTCCACGCGGTCGTGGCTGGCTGCCACGAAGCCGTTCTTGGCGTGCGCCTTGAACACGATGTTCTCCTGCAGCAGGTTGAACTCGTCTTCGGAGATGGCGGTGGCCATGCCCTTGGGCGTCACCAGCTGCTTGTTGGCGACGTTGGCCTTGCCGGCGATCAGCACCGAGCGGCCATCCTTGAGCTGATAGCGCTGGTCGTTGCTGAGCGTGCTGTAGATATAGATGCGGTCCATTTCAACTCCGGAAATGAAAAGGGCCGGGTTTCCCCGGCCCTAGTTCGATGGGCGCCTATCAGGAGGCGCTGATGGTCTTGCGCGCGAAGGCCCAGGGGCGCAGCACGAAGATGCCCGCCGTCGCGTTGATGGCGTCCTCGATGTAGCCCTTGATGCGGTTCTCGCTGCCCAGGACTTGATAGCGCACCGGCACCGCCTGGATCAGGCTGGCGCTGGTGATGTCCGAATCGTCCTGCTCGGCCGCGTTCTCGACGAACAGGTAGGCCACGTCCAGGCCGCCGTTGGCGTCCTTGAATTCAGCAGTCGACACCACGCGCGTGCTCGGGAAGTTCTCGTTCAGCCATTGGCGGAACGTCATGCCCGAGGCCGCGGGGCTGTACACGCTGAAGATCGAGCGGTAGCCGGTGGGCAGCACCAGGACCAGCTTGGCCGAGTCCTTGAGCTCGCCGCCCATCTGGGTTTCGAGCTGGTTGTACATGCCGGTGAACTCGGCGACCAGCTGGTCGAAGTTCGCGGTCAGCCAGGGCGTGGTGGCCGAGACGAAGGCCGGCAGGCTGGGATCGTTCAGCAGGCCGTACACGTTCGTGTCGGGCTGGTTGAAGCCGTAGAAGCCCACCTGGTTGCGGCTGATGTCCAGCGACTCGGTCGCGGCGCGACGCTTCTCGTCGGCGGCCTGGTAGCCGATGGCGGCCTGGCGGGCGTCTTCCAGCTTGCCGACCTGGAAGCCCTGCTCGAAGCGCACGATGCCGCGGGATTCGATGGACTGGCGGTAGTCGGCCAGCGGGATGTTGGTCGTGTCGCCGTACAGCTCCGCCTTGGCGGCCGGCTCGGCCACGCGCAGGCTGATCAGCTCGTCTTCCCAGCGGCCCACGGTGGTGATGCCCGCGATCTCGTCGATGTTGCGCACCTGGGTGACGACGCGCAGCGTGCCCGGCAGCCAGGTTTGCAGCATGTGCGACAGCATGGCGCCGTTGGTCACGGCCGGACCGGTCAGGGCCGAGTCCATCGCGCGCAGGCCGACGCCCAGATTGTCCAGGTCCTCGAAACCGATCTTGGCGTCCTTGCCGACCTTCACCGCACCGCGCTGGACGGCCAGGCGGCCGTTCATGTGCATGTGCACCTTGGATTGAGTTTTTGCCATGGTAGTTCCTTGTATCAGGGCGTGACCGGCGGGGTCGGCAGTTTCACCAGACCGTTCAGGGCGATCACCGCCAGGCGCGGCGTCTCGGCGCTGGGTTCGTGGCGGGCGATGTGCGCGCCCGGGATGACCGTGCCGGTTTCGCCGGCGGAGATCACGCCGGTGGTCGCGTTGAACGACACGGGGTCGCCGATGTTGCCGTCATTGCCCAGCTGGACGCAGACCTCGCCCATGGTCAGGAACTCGCCGACCGTCGCGTTGCGCGCGTACTCGACGTCGATCGCGTAGGCCTTCGGGTTGATCAGGATGCCGGCGAAGGCGCCGGTGCCGCCGACTTCGACGTCGTCGGTGCCAGCCTTGTAGGTGAAGGCGCGGCCGAAGACGTTGTTGGTCTCGGTGGCCGAGTCGATCACGGCCGAGGCGGCGCGGGTCGGGCCGTCATGGCTGATGTTGCCCGGGATGCCGGACAGCAGGGAGGTTCGTGCGGTGTTCGGGATCATTTCTTGTCGCTCCAGAGCTTGGCGGCCGTGTCTTCGGCGCGCACCGTTTTGGAATCGCTGACGATCTTGTCGGCGTCGGATTTGGCGGCCTGCAGATAGCCATCCAGCACGGCCAGCTCGGCACCGTCCTGCGCCTTCAGGCCCAGCTTCTTGACCGCGTACTTGGCGACGTGGTCCGCCGACGCCAGCAGCGCGCTGTCGAAGGCGCCGATGAAGGGCGTCACCCGCTTGACCAGCGCGTCGCGCTCGGCAATCTGGCGGATCACAGCCGAGGCGTCATTCGCCTTGATCTCGGTCCGCAGCGTGCCGATCATGCCCATGACCTGAGCGTCGGCGGCGCGGGCGGCGATCTTGTTCTTGACGGCGCCCAGCTTGGCCAGCGCCGAGTCCAGCGCCTTGCGGCTGTCAGCGGTGGGCGCGGCCTTCACTTCTTCGGCGGCCGCTTCCACTTCCTCGAGCGCGGTCTGCACTTCCTGGATGGCAGCTTGCGCCGATTCGACGGCGCTGGTGGCCTCTTCAGCCGCGCTGGCGGTCTGCTCGACAGCGGCCTTGGCTTCCGGCGTCACGGCGCCCGGTGCGGCAGGAGCCGCCGGCGTGTCGGCGTCGGCGCCGGGTTTCTTCTCGGGGTCGTTGTCCGAGCCAGCGGCGGCGGCCTTGTCCGCCAGCACCTGCTCGATCAACGCCCGAATCTGTTCGAGGATTTCGGGGGTCAATTCCATTTTGATGAACTCCGCTGAGTCGTAGGTAATGGTGAGGCAGTCTTGTACAGCCACGTCCGGCCCCGTCCTGCCCTCTTTCACGGATGCCAGATGATTGAAGCGAATGTCGCGCTGGATGGCGTCGTACTGCTGGCCATCGAACACGCCTTCGCTGAATTCGTATCGACAGCGATAGCTGGGCGACAGCTCCACCTTGCCGCGGTCGATGAGGTTCTTCATGAAGTCCGAGTAGGCCCGGATGCTGTTGCGCAGGTAGGGATACTCGAAGCGCGCCGACTCGCCGGTGGTGCCCTGGACACCCTTCTTCTCGGCGGGCGTCCCGTCCACCCCGAGGAATTCGTGTTCGTCGATCCACGGCACCAGGTTGGCCGAGGCGATCGTTTCCGGGTTCTCCAGCTCTTCCTGGGGCCGGTACACCTGGTAGATGGCGTCAGGATCGGGCGCGCCGATCTCGCGGCCCAGGTACGGGAACACCCCGACCTTCGTGATCGGGTTGTCCCGCACCAGCAGGTAGCCGTTGACGTCAGTTTGTCGCTTGCTCATCGAGGTATTGGGTAAAGTCGATCACCGGGCGCATGCGGCACCGGCAGTTGATCAATTCGCCAGGGAATCCTCTCTGGCCCTTGTGCTTCCCACGGTCTTCGATCACGGGTGGGTTGTCCATGTCGAAGATCTCGCCGTCGTACTTGAGGTGCAACTCGCGAGGCTCGGCGCCGCCACCGCTGTGGATCCATTCGAACTGCTTGACGCCGGCGGCCTTCATCCGCTCTTCGTTCATAGCGGACGTGATCTTGCGCGTCTGGTCGACCGCGATCAGCTTGGCGCGGTTCCGGGTGACCTGGTTCAGGCTCTTGATCTCTTCGAAGATCTGGCCGGCGCCCTGCCCTCCGGACTGGATGGACCGCAGCACGATGCCCTGTATCCGCTCCTGAAACTGCGCCGGGATGCTATTGATCAGGCCGACGTTCTCAGCAGTGCTGGCCAGCACCTTGTCATAGAGCGCCGCTGGCATCTGGAAGGTCTTGATGGTCAAACCGCCCGACATGTCCCGCAGCGACGCGCCCAGGTTCTGCTTGGAGAACTTGTCGACCTGGCCGATGGTGCGATTCGCCAGTGGGCCAGCCTTCTCGGCAAAGACCTTGGCCCATTTGCGCCCCAGGTCGGCCAGGATGCGCCGCGCCTGGGTGGTCACGCTCTCGTCCTGGGTGACCTCGGGGTTGGCCTTGTACAGGGCGCGCAACGCCTTGTCGTACTCGGCCAGCATCCCCTCTATCATGGACGTCAGGCTCGCCCGGTAGCGCCCTTCAACTGCTACCGGGTAGGCCAGGGCCGCGCCCTTGAACTGGGTTGCTTGCTGCTGCTGCCCCCAGGCCTGGCGCCGCTTCGTTACCATTTTCTTGGCCATCAACGAACTCGGCTTCTTCGATGTTGTGGTAATCGCCTTCGCGGTCCTCGCGCAGACGGTTGCGGATGTCCTCGGCGTCGACGGCGCCGGTATTGAACAGCGCCACGTCCCGGTCCGCCTTGATCTTGTCGATCTCGGCCCATTCCTTGGCGGTCGGACTGTCCACCGGCAACCACTGGATGGCGATTTCCGCCGGCAGCGAGACGCCCTCGGACTTGGCCAGCAACTGGTAGTGCGTCTCCAGCAGCGGGGTCATGTCGTTGGTCTGGATGCTCTCCAGGTGCTCGCGGTAGACCGACCGCTCGTAGTCGCCGGAGGCGTTGAACCCCTTGGGCTGCGTTCCCAGCAACTTCGTCGCCGGCACCTCGGCCACCGAGGCCGACAACTGGTACTGGGTCATGATGACCGTGTCGACGTCCGCCAACGCTGTGTCAAATTGCTGGATGGTTTCATCCGCACCGCCCACTCGGACGCCGTAGTTGTCGCGAAAGGCCACCCACCGCGCCAGGTTCTGTTCCAGCTCCTCGCGGTTGCCCAGGGCTGCATCCCCCACACCGATCGACGTCAGCCGCTTCGTCATCAGCAGTTGCGGCCCCTCGTTCGCGCTCCGCTCGGCCGCGTATGCCCGCTCCATGATCCGCTGCGGCACGCTGACGCCCAGGTAGCGGTAATGCGGCTTCAGGTAGTCCGGTACCGGGTACGGCACAAAGACGCGCAGATGCGACTTGTGGTACAGCCGGTCCTTGATCCGCCAAAAGGTCGGCTCGTAGTAGCTTTGGCTGGCCGGGTCGTTCAGATTGTCCTCGGTCAGCACCGGCGTCAGCCAGTTCGGGTCGATCTGGGACATGCCGCGGTATGTGCCGGGCTGCACGCCGTCCAGGTTGAACGGTGCCTTGTAGTATTCCTCGGGGTTGGCCGACTGGACGTCGAACAGTACGATGCGGCCACCATAGACCCGGCCGAAGTGCACCAGCTCGCGCAGGTGGCGCTTGACCGCATACTTCTTGTCCTGAGCCATCAGGCGCGCCGCGATGTCGTCCGAGCCGCACATCAGCAGGTAGCCATTGCGCACCGCATCGCGCGCCGGCATGTTGCAGGCCTTGTCGATCAACCAGTTCGTGGCCAACATGGCGCACGCCTGGTAGCCGATGAACATGGCACCCGCCGCGTAGAAGCCAAGCTGCGCCTCGTTGACCGGCGTGAAGCTGGCCATCTTTGGCGTCGGCCGCTCCCCGATATAGCCATTGTCGGCTGCGACGGTCGGTGCGCCCTGGGGCTGCTCGAACACCGGAAACTCAAACGCCGGGCGCACCTTCTCGCCCAGCGGATGGGTTGAGAACAGGCCAGCGCGGCGGCGCGGCGCCGGCGGATCGCCCATGGGCTTGCCACCGTCGGGCTGGTGCCCGCGTCCGAACAGGGTACGAAGGAAGTTCATCCGAAGAATCCGCGTTTGCGCTTGATCATGGGCTGCAGCGCATAGCGCATCGCGTCCATGTAATGGTTGTTGGCGTCCACGATGTCCGTCAGAACATCGCCCGTCAGGCGGTCCACCTTGTAGCTGTACAGCCTGGCCTCGCGCAGAGTCTGCACGCAGCGCGGGTGGATGACGATTTCCTTGTACGAGCGCAGATGGGCAATGCCGTCCTCCACGCTCCCCTTCCACTTCTCTACGCCTTGCAGCCGCGGCAGGCTGGCGCGGTGACCGTCCCTGCCTTTGCTCTTGACGTGGCTGATCGTCTCCGGCCGGGCCGAATCCGCACGAGTGACGTGCTGCTCAATGCCAGGCAGGCGGGCGATCATGAACTCGGCGATGTCGTCGTTCTCAAGGCCAATCTTGCCGGCCTCGTACTCCACCCACAGCCGGTGGTCATGCACCCACAGCTTGACGCCGGCCGTCGGGTCTTGGCTGAAGCCCCAGTCCAGACCGAAGTACGGACCATCCCAACCAGCGGCCGGGTCGAATTCGGCGACCCGGTACTTGCCGGCCAGGATCTGCGCCTCGCTGTTCTCGCGGTAGGCGCCGTCCCAGATCCAGGCATACGTCTGATCGTCCAGGCGTTCCCGGTCGTTTCGACGCTCCTGCTCCAGCACGTCAGGGAACCACGGGTTGTCCGTGTAGTTCAGCTCGACGATCTTGGAATTGGGCGGCGGGTTCTTGACGAACCGGAGGTCCGTCGGGCTGCCGTCCAGCTCCGGGTTCCAGGTCAGCCAGACCTCGGAATCGTCCTCGCGAACCGTCGGCAGCAACTTCTGGTACGCGATTTCGCTGACGTTCTCGGCCTCGTCGATCCAAGCGATCAGGATCCGCGCCTTGGACTTGATGCTGTCCAGGTTGTGGCGCAGGCCGGTGAAGGTGTACGAGACGCGGCGGTTGCGCGTCCTGATGTACTTCTCACCGATCTCGAAATAGGCGTCCAGCCACGGCACCGAACGGATCGCCTGCTTGACCTCCTCCATCGAGGAGTCTTCCAGGCTGTTCATGTACTCCCGGCCGCACAAGATTACGCCCGACACGCCGGCCTGGGCGAACATGTACGCCCGCACCGCCGTCATCAGCGCGAAGCTGCGCGTCTTTGCACTACCACGGCCGCCCGTTGCCCCCCTGTACCGCGCTTGCCCGGAGAAAACCGGTATCAGCTTAGGAGGGAGTTGGATTTCAGCCGTTGTCACCTGGGGCAACCAGTTGGATCGTTGTTGGCATTGTGGGGATCGGTCCGCCGCCGGGGCCGGAGTGCTCGATGACTTGCTTGTCCATGCCCAGCAACTTGGCCTTGCCCATCGTCGCGGCGACAGCGGCGGACGACTGAGCCGTCTCCGCAGTCAATGCGGCTTGGCGGGCCTCTTCCAGCTCTCGCAGCAGGTCGTCCACGGTCAGCTTGTGGCGATCGGCGTGGTCGGCCTGCAATTCCGCGACCCTTGCCGTAATCTTGCCGTTGTCCAGAAGCTCCTTCGCCTTACGGTTGACGGAGTCCGGTTTCATCTTCCCGGCGTTGTAGGCGCGCCGGTATGCCTCGGAAGCATTGCCCGTCTCCACATAAGCAAGGGCAAAGGCCTCCTGCTTTGGAGTCAGGGCCATTTCTAGTGTTCCAATGAAAAAGCCCCGGGCGATCGCTCGGGGCTTCACTTCTTATGGGCGCATGAGCCCGGACAAATTATTGCACTCTGCGTAGCGCTTTCCCACATGCTCATGTGTCACTTTCTCGACCCATGAGTACAGCGCAAACGACCCTCTCTCGCCAGCCTCCCGCTTTTCAAGAGTGCCGACCTCTGCCAGCTGATCGAGTACGCGCTGGACCCCTGTCCGAATCCGATGGCGGTCATTGCCCGCAGCGCGCGGGTCGACATACCTGACCAACTCTTGCATGCGGAACTGGCGTCCAGGATAAGCCGCCATCAGGTCCATCACTTCCTTCGCGTACTTCACGCCAGCCTCCTTTCGACCTGGCTGCGGAACAGGCCCAGGTACAGCTTGTATTCGGTTTCGGTCAGCGCCACGCCGGTGGTCTTGGCGATCCACGCGCGCGCGGCCTTGCGCCGGCCCTTCGGATCCAGGCCGCCGAACTTGGCATTCTTCTGCGGGTACTCGGCGATGATCACCATGCGCTCATGCCACGGCAGCGCCGCGTGCATAGCCTCCACCACCTGGGCGTGGTCGTGAAGGATGGGCCGGGGATCATCCTCCCAGGACACATAGGCCTCCATGTTGCCCACCGTGGCCCCGGACCAGGTCCAGCGGGCCCAGTTCCACAGCAGGTCATCGCCTGTTAGCCTACTCATCGGCCACCTCGTACTGTTTGCATTTCGCCCCATAGGGCTTGCCCTTCAAGCACCGGACTACCGTATCGCCAAAGGGCGACTGCACCGTGCGAGCGTTGGCGCAGCCAGCGCAGGACCGCTTCAGCGCCGCCTGCTGCCGGCTCATCACAACCAGCATGGGGTCGCGGAATTCCCACTTTTGCAGGTCTGCCGTCATCGTCCGATCTCCACGAGCACGAAGCCCTTCTTGTCTGCATCCAGCGCGCCGTCCAGCGTTAGCGGCCTGAACTGGCTGTCATCGATGCCCAGCGCCGCGGCGATTCCGTCCAGCCGCGGCTTCTCCGCCGACAGCAGGCCGTCCAGGTCGCGGCGGATCCGATTGGGTGCAACCCAGGTAATCGACACGGGCACCTGTCCAGCGGCGGCCAGGATGTTGCGACCCAGCGCTTCCCTGGCGGCGACGAACGCGGACTCGCGCGCGCGGACCTTGGCGGCATGGCTGGAGCCCCAGTGCTTCCCGCCCTTGCGGTTCGCCATCAGGCTGGTGTCGGGCCACGGCAGGCGGATGGTCAGTCGGTCCACGTTCATACAGCTTCCCCGACATTCAGCTCCAGGCCCAGGGCGCGCTTGGCCATGACCAGGACGGTGATGGCGTAACGCTTCCCGCCCTTGCGTTGCTGCTCGTGCAAGATCTTCAGCGCCCATCGGCGCCCGGCCGGCACGGCGGTCACTTCCGGCAGGTCCATCATGCTTGCCTCCGATAGCTCGGCCAATCGAAGACGACCATTCGCCCTCCCCCCTCGCGCAGGCGGTCAATGACGCGCTCGCCCAGGTATTCCGTCAGCGGTTCCTTCGCCAGATTGCTGATGACGATCGTCGGCTTCAGCCCCTGATAGCGGCCGTTGATAATCTCGAACAGGTACATCTTTTCCGTTTCGCTGCCGAACTGGACGCCGACCTCATCGAGAACCAGCAGGTCCGGTTCGACGAGATTCTTGATTGCGTCGGCCTCGGACAGCTCGGAGCCCTTGCGATACGTGTCCTTGATGGATCGAACGGCACTCAGCACCGAAGAGAACACTGCCACGCGGTCAAGCTTGATGACTTCGTGGCAGATCCCCACCGCGAGATGAGTCTTCCCGGCCCCAACCCCACCGCAGAAGACCAGACTCTGTCCCGTCTTCTGGCATTCAGCGAAGTTCTCCGCGAAGTCCTTGGCCACCGCCAGCGCCTTGGCCGGCCCTTCGGCGTGAGACACGAAGTTGTCCAGCGTCTTGTCCGCGAACCGAGGCGGGATTGCGGCGCGTCCCAGCAACTCGCTTACCCGGCGCTGCCGCAGCTCCACCTGCCATTTGGCGTGCGCCTCCGCCGCCTCGCGCTCCTGCTGCTGCTTGATGCAAACGGGGCAGCCGGACGTGTGACCCATGTACGTGATCGCCGTGTATTCCCCATGCTGCTCGCAGCGTTGGGGGGATTGCTCGGTTCTAAAACGTGCCATCGGCTGCAACCCCGGCGTGGTAGTCCTGCTGGCTGAAGTTTCCATGTGCTGTCGCTCCGTTCGGTTTCAAACGATTTGAGGGCCGAGGCGGGTAGAGCCCTTGGTAGCCCCCGGCAATGCTGTTGGCAATCACGGCCCCCGGCTGGTGGCCTTCGGCGAGATAGTCGGCAAGCTGCTGGAGTTGCCGTTTGGCACCCTCCTCCGTCACCGGCTTCTTGCGCGCCTTTCGGTCGGCGATCCAGCTCTGCCAGTCTTCCCGGTCAAGCCAGTCGGGCAGTTCAATCGCTGACGCGTCGAATCCGTTCCCCCGCTTGCGGGGGGTAGGGGGGTATTGTTTTTCTTCTTTATCTTTTTCTTCTTCTTTATCTTTATCTGTCGTGACTTCGCGTGACTCGTCGTGACTTTCGCGTGACACCTCCGATTCAGCGGATTGGCGTTCACGCTCGCGTTGATCCCTTTTCCTCTCAGCGGCAGATTTGGCGCGGCTTCCCATGGAGCCGGCGTCTTCCTTCTTGGGCTGCCTCTTCTCCCAACTTATGATCCTGTTGCCATCCAGGAAACGGCCCTGCATCGCCTTGTAAATTGCATCCACCACATCGTCTGTCACGTCCAATGCGCTCGCCACATCCTCCGTCGTGACATTGACGTGACCTCGCGTGACATTGCGTGACGCTGACGCCATGTAGTGCATAGACACGGCGATAACCACAGATACGGGCTGACCGGAAGCGCGAGCGATCGTCCTCCACTTCGGATCGGTGGGCATGTCGTGCCATAGCCGGAACCATTCATTTGCCATTACGCAATCTCCAGCATCCCCGCAGCGCGCAGCGCACCTTCGGGGACTTCCAAGCCTTGGGCCTGTAGTTGTTCAATGCACCAGACCAAGAGGTCGCGCTGGCGCCCGTAGCGGGCCTCGAAACGGGCCTTCCAGGGATGCACAGCAATTCGGCCAGGCGCTCCAGTGCCGTCTTGGTGGTTGCCGGCCGACAGCGGCAGGACGAGCCAATGCGCATCCGGCTTGGTGCGGCCGTCGATGTGATGGATGGAGCATTGGCTGTCGTAGAACCCATCCATGCGCGAGGCAACGCAGCCGATGTTTGAGACGAGCATGTCCCAGAAACGCTTCTGCTCGGCGGTGGGGTTGCGGCCTTTCATTCGCCAAATCCTTGCAGAACGAGTTCCAGCATCTCGCTGGCGCGCGCAGGCGGCAGGTGAGGCCACAGCGTCTTCTGGGCGTGCGCCGTGCGCAAGAACGCAACCGCGTCGTCGTGGAATTGCTCCATGTCGGCCTGCTCCAGCTTCGCGTAGCTGATCGACCGCGGGACGGGGATCACGCCGCCCTTCGGGCCCGGATACCATTCCACGAAGCCGCTACCAGTCTTGAGCCATGCCCGGAATGCTTCGAACTCCTCGAAGCGCTCCTGCGCCTCGAACAGTGCAGACTCCATCGCCATGTGCTTTCGGTGGTACCAGCCAATGCGCTCCTTATGCGTCGTGATGGACATCATCTCGCCCGGCTCCAGGCGGACAATCTGGTTCCACAGCCGGCGCCATTGCCTGCGACCGCGCTCACCCAGGCCGTCGACCATGCCGAAGATCATCCGGCGCGCGGCTTCCTTCTCCTGCTCGGACGCGTCACCGGACTGCTGGCGGACCAGGGTGATATCGGCCATATCAGTGCCTCCGGCTCTCGACCTTGGTGCGCAGGTATTCGTAGGTGAACAGCTCCAGCGCTTCAATGCGCTCCTTGCTGTAGACCATTGCGCCCACGGGCGCGAACTGCAAACCAATGGCGGCCATCAGGTGGCACACCTTGTCCAGATCGTCCGCGACGATGCGGTTGACGGTGCTGGCAGAGGTGCCCATGAGATCCGCTGCACGAGCCTGGGTGAACAATGAAATCGCCACCCCAATCTCGCTCCGAAGTCTTTCAGCGATCTTGCGGGTGCTTTCAACCTGTTCTGGCGATACTGCTTGGGTGCTCATCGAGTACTTCCTTATGAACAAAGAGCGAGGTGTGTTTCGTGACTGAAACTGAAAAGTTGTTGATCAGTGCCCAGGACTTGGCCCGCCGGGTCTTTGAAGACCCGAGTGAAAAGGCGGTCATGGATCTGTTCCAGGAGCTGTGCGCCGAGCGTGACCGCATGGCGTGGGCTTCCGAAGGGCACGACAGCGCGACAGTGCATTGATGCGCTACACATCGAGGGGGCCTATCGGGATGCGGTCGTCCTTGGGATCGGGATCACGCATGGTTGGCCTCCTGGTCGGAAATCGGCCCGTGCTCTTCACCAGGGGCCGGCAGATACGTACGGATCAAAGTGGCGCAGTTCGTGGCCGCGAGCTTCGGCGTGGTGTTGCAGTTGCCCGTGTAGCTCGCGGCATGGGCATCGCAGCATTGAGCGGCGCGCTCGCGCATCGCCTCGACACCTGCGCGAAAGCCAGAATTCCAGTCAGAGGTCATCGTGCTGGGCTGCGCCTGCGGACGTTTGGGCGGCGGTGGCGGCAAGCCCGTGTCTCCAGCCTTGTATCGATCGAGCCACAGAGCCTTTTGCTCGTCGGTGACATCAGAGGGCCACGGCAGATGGGAATAGAACTGCGAGTACCCGAGCGGACCACGCGGGCGTTGAACGGGGGAAGCCATCTACGCCGCCTCCTGCTGGGCCGGCAGTGCCGCCCTCGCCTCGTCGGCCAACTCGGGCCAGACCTTGGCCCATTGCTTGCACAAGAGACGCTTCGAGATCCCGGAGGCGGCTTCGAGGGCGGTCGCGTACTCCGCCGGAACGTTTCCGGACCTCTCCCATTGCTGGACAGTCTGGTAGTTGTTCGCGCCGGTCTTCCTGGCGGTTGCCACCGGTCCGCCGGCATTGGCGATGGCTTGAGCGATGTGAGGGTTCTTGTCCATTCGGACACTCTATACAAGAAAAACTAGCAATGCAAGAAATTCCTGCAATGACACAAGCCTTTCTTGTGAGTAATCTCGCGCGCATGCCGACGATCCACAAACGAATCAAAGACTTGAGGGAGAAGCTTGGGCTCTCCATGGAGCAGCTCGCCGAGCGCGTCCCTGTTTCCTGGCAGACGGTGCAGCAATGGGAGAATGGCAAGACCGCTCCCAAGCGCGCCAGACTGGAGGCAGTGGCCAAAGCCCTGAACACGACTCCCGAGTATCTGGCGGTCGGTCCCGTCACGGATCCAGACGCCGATGAGTTCGTTGCCGTCCGTCGCCTAGACGTGCACCTATCCGCGGGTCATGGCGAGATCGTTTTGTCGGAAGATGAAAAAAGCCGCCTGTCGTTCAGAGCGGACTTTCTGCGTACCGCTGGTGCCACTCCGGAGCAGACCGTTTCCGTGTCGGTAAAGGGCACCAGCATGGAGCCGCTGATCCCAGACGGTGCTACGGTCCTTGTAAACCGCGCTGCGACCTCAATCGTCAATGGGAAGGTCTACGCGTTTCGCCAACACGACGAGGTCAAGGTCAAGCGCTTGCACAAAGGCAATGGCGGCTTTATCGCCAGGTCGGAGAACGTCGTGGGCAACCCCGATCTACACCTGGACTTCGAAGATCCGGAGATCGAGATCATTGGCAGGGTCTTCTGGGTAGGGTTCAGGTTATGAGCGACGTGCAACTTCGATCAGAGGTCGATTCGGGAATTGAGCGCCCGTTCGATCCATCATCAGCATCTCGAGATTTTGGCCTCGTCGTCATGTTCCCCAGGTCAAGAGCAGCAAGCTACATGTCGGCCGTAGAGGCAGCCAGGTTGGCCAGCCTGTATCGGGAAACCGTCACAGACGGAAAGGTTGTAAACCATGTCTGCGCATTCGCAAAGAGCCAGCAGCAGATGTCCTTGGCCCTGATGGTAATGAACTGGGTTGGAGACCTCAAAGGCGTCCAGGTGTATGCCTCAGGGCGAATTCTGAGCGAACCGCGATCCGTTGCGCCGGTGCTGGATTGCTATCTCACCGCCCTGACCTGTACCAACTGGCGAGCCCATTGCAATGTAATTGTGGCCGACCCTTTTAGGCGCGACGAGTTCACCGGGGTCAGCCTGACGATCAACGCATTTGGCGAGATTGGCGGCATGGACGATACCCCTGACGTGAGCTATCTCCACCCGTGCCGTCTCGTGCATGACCGCAGGTGGTCACGTCATGCTTTGAGCCCGGATCACCCCGCTAGCCCTGCTGACCAAATTCAAGCGCATGCAGCCAGCATTCACTGCGAATGGTGCCCCAATTTCCACCCCGAAGACTTCCGCAAGCTGGGTACAGAGTGAATGCGCCAGGCTGCGGGATGATGAGGCGGGGCAGTGGGTGCGTGCGTAGCGCACCAGACAGCTACGTTAGTGCATTCTCAAATAGGTCTAAGTGATCAAAGGATAGAGTGTGGTCCTCACCGATGAACAGATCGACCGCCTGCTGCGCATGCCTAAACAGGTTACGAACCCAAAGGCGCGGAAAAAGGTGCAGCGTGGCTCCGAACAAATCAACTATGACGTCGTTGGAGATGGGGCACGATTCCAGCTGTTTGTGCGACAAAACCAACGCCTAGAGAATGGGTTTTCGTGTGGGCTACTGCTGCTGGCAGATTCAGGCGAGAAGGTCGTGCTGACGCGCTACAACGGTAGCGATCACGAGCACCGAAATCCGCTCGACAAAGAACGTAAAATGCCGCATTGTTGCCATATACATCGGGCTACGCAGCGCTACATGGAAGCGGGCCGGAAGGCCGAGCATTACGCTGAGGCTACGGATCGCTACTCAAATATTGACGGAGCGTTGCGGGCGCTCATATCTGACTGCAACGTGAGTGGTCTCAGCCCTCAGCACCCAGACCAAACATCCTTATTCGACGACCGTGACGATTAACGTCCAAGCCCTTCGCGAAAACCTATGCCATACGTTTTGCCGTGACGTAGGGGTAGCCACGCGCGATAGCCGGACCGCCACTGTAACCCTGCCTATGACGGGGCGCGACGGCGACAGTATCATGGCATACGTCACCGAAGCAGATGCCGGCTGGCGGATCTCGGACATGGGATCGACACTCATGCGGCTCAGCTATGAGCACGACCTTTCGAAACTACTAAGCGGCGCGCGCGAACGCCTCTATCAGGCTGTTCTCAATGAATCTGGCCTGGCTGAGGATGACGGCGAATTGTTCGTTGAAGTCCCAGCAGATTCCCTCCCAATGGGTCTTTTTACTTTGGGACAAGGAATCACAAGGGTTGAGGATCTTGGTCTTTGGACAAGGCCTAGAGTGGAAAGCGCGTTTTATGAGGACCTGAGCGAAATCATCGCGTCCGTGGTACCCGCCCAGAACCGCGTCGAGGGTTACGTCGTTCCTAACGTGCCGAATGGCGAAAACTATCCCGTAGACTACTTCATCAAAACTTCTGGCAGACCACTCTACCTATTCGGCGTTCTCAATCGAGACAAGGCGCGTCTTACGACGATCATCCTTCAACACTTGTCCAAGCATGCGCCTAGCTTTGAATCGATGATCGTATACGCCGACATGGACGACGTTCCGAAGCCTGACTCAAAGAGGCTTATAACCGCGGCAAACGACGTGGTTCCGTCAATCACTGATCGAGACGCCATAGTGCAGAAGATTCAGCATCGGTTGGCAGCCTAAAACGCAAGCCACCTCCAGGTGGCTTTTTTGTTGGCCGTTGCGTCGCGCGTGGCGCTGCCGTGCTTGCTTAGTTGAGCCGCCCTTCTTTCGCTCGGACCGCCAGCACTGTCTTGTTGTCTTTCGCCAAATCGCACTCGTAGGTCACGGTGGTGAAGGCGCCGAAGCCGTTCTGGAACTGAGCCTTGTCGCCAATATAGGTGATCACCCCGGACTTCTTGTCCTTCCAGCGGAAACGGTCGAACTTGGATTCTAGGAAGCTATCCGTCCACTTGAAGTCATGCTTTGCTAGCTTCTCGACTTCTCGGGCGCAGTACACGCCGGCCGATACAACACCCGCATTCCCCAAGCATGTTAGATCCGTCGCGTCGCAGGACGACGCCTCGGTTTTGGATGCGGACGCACCTGGCTTGGAGGCATCACCTTTATCCCCGCCAAGCACAAAATAAACGATCCCGAGGGTGACGACCCCGATCAGCAGCGGGTGCGCCTTCTTCTTGGGGATTGAGATCTTGACGGGCGCGCCACAGCTAGCGCATGTCTTGGCCTTATCGCTGACCTCTTTGCCGCATTCCTTGCAAGTGATGAGAGCCATCTACTACACCTTGTAATTAGACGATTCAGCATGATAGCCGATGCCGGACGACTTCTCCCCGCCTGCGACCATCACGCGAATCCGACCCAACCCACCCGCCCAGGCGGGTTTTTTTATGACCAATCCAGCCCCGTTACAACTTTCAATGCTAGTTTTTCTTGCATGCTAGTTTTTCTTGTGGCACATTACATCCATGCGCTGCAAACACGGCGCAGCAAGACCCCCACGGACCCTCAGCCAGCAGTCAGGGCATCGCCTTAAGAGGGAGACGTACCGCCACGAAGTCGGATGGGGAAGGCGAGCAAGCAGTACCAGCAGTACCAGCAGTACCCGCTCTTTAACAACCAGCAAAGCGATAGAACAGGCTCTATGTCCCTCTTGGGACGCTCGGCCCCGGGCGCACTCTCCACCGGAAGCGAAGTTTGCTCAAGACGAGAGACGAGAAGTCAGTTTGGATACCTTGGCCCGTAAAGCCCGGCTCCCGTTAGGGTGACTGAAAAACTAGGTATGTCGACTGGCTTCTCCAGATTCTTCTGAATGCCAACCCGTCCGGGTTCCGGCATTTTCAAGAACCTGGAGAAACCATGAACAAGGAATTCGTAGTTGGCCAGTACGCCGAGGGCCAAGGCGGGATTTACATCGGCCAGACGGCCCAGGGACGCCACCTGTTCGCCGCCGCGACGCTGCTGGATGGCACGTTCGAATTCGGCGGCTACGGCGACAAGCTGGAAGACTACTCGGATCTGGACGGCGCCGAGAACACCCGCGAGCTTCTGGCGCGCGGCGCTCATCCTGCCGCCGAGGCCGCATCCGAGTACACCGCCGACGGCCTGGCCGATTTCTACCTGCCGTCCCATCGTGAGCTGCTGCAGGTGGCGGCGGTGGAAGGGTTCAGCGAGGACGCCGGCGACGTGTGGACCTCGACGCCCTACGGCTCCTTCAACGCCTGGGCGGTGTATTTCGAGGTCGGCAGCGTCATCAACTGGGACCGCTACAGCGAGTTCCGAGTTCGTCCCGTCCGCAGCATCATCGCTTGATCAATTAATCCCTTTGCCCCGGCTTGCCGGGGCGATAGCTCTCCCTCGTCCTCCAAGCCCAGCCTCAATACCGTTCCGCATGCATACGGACGTGAGGATGCTGCGCCGTGAGGGTGGGACGTAAACCTGGGCCGCGTCAGCGTCCAGGAACTCTCATCAGATGGCATCGTGGCTGCGCTTTGGCAACGCAGCACCTTTAACCATGCGACTACGTGTAGGTAGACAACCGGGGCCGTACACCGGGCGCGGTGCCATCTGATGAGGGTAATGACCGCGTATATAGGCGCTCAACCTGTCCAGCGGTATTGAGCAGTTGGGGAACGGGGCGGACGAAATCCCGGTATGCCGCCGACCCGGCGCGCGAAAGCGCGCTTGGTGCCGACTAGGGTTGCCCTCTTCATACCCCATATTGGAGGCCAATTATGGGTACTCGCCCTAAGTTCACCTTCGATCCGCCCCAAGAAATCTACGACATGAAGTATGCAGAAGTCGTCAGGGAAATTGAGGCTGATCTGTTCAAGTGGCGGCACTCGGTCATCGAAGCTTTCGAGAACGAATTCCCCGATGAGGATGCGCAGATGCTGGCTTTCATCGCTGGCAACGCTGACCAGCCGGAGAAGATCCTGGAACTGGCGGCTTCTGGAATCCTGGGGCCTGAATGCCGCGACCAGATGACCCTGGCTATTGCGCATCTTGCCGACTACCACACCAAACAATACGTGCGCGGCTACTGGCCGAAATGGGAGAAATGATGGCCTACGCCATGTGGGGCTTGGCTGCCCTTTACGCAATTGCCTTGATCGGCGACGCCTTGATGGCGCGCCACCGGAGAAACGCATGAACAAGATCAACGACGGCGCCTCACCGGCATTCCCGCAACCTCTTGGCACTGAAACCACCGCGGGCTGTGAAGGCATGACCCTGCGCGACTACTTCGCGGCCAAGGCCATGCAGGGCGAGCTTGCTGCTTGCGCGGAAAAGCGGCCGGATCCGGCTGATGCCGCCAAGTTTGCCTATGCAATCGCCGACGCCATGCTGGCGGCGCGAGGTGCCCAATGAAATTCACCGTGTGCCGCCCCGGCCTTCACTATCGCGAGCTGATCGTCAGCGAGAACAACGCCCGCATCGAATCGGGGCTTCTGTACGAGGGCGAATCCAAGGAACTGGCCGCCGAACTCCGGCGCGCCGCTGACGATCTGTCGCCGCGCGACACGCCCACGCTGGAGGAATACGACGCGGGCATCCTGGACTCCGCCGGCGGCGGCGACGTCGACTGGTGGCAGGACTACCTGCGCGCCGAGCTGGAGCGCGCCCACGCGTTCTATCAGTCGCAACTGGAGGGCCTCCTGTGATCCGCCGCCTCCTGCGCGCCCTGCTGGGCCTCGACCGCTACGAATGGGTCGGCATCGCCGGCGGCGTCGTGGTGCTGGCCGCCGTCCTCGGCGTGCTGGGCCCGACGCTCGACGCTAAATCCACCCTCACCGCCTGCGAAGGCTGCGGCAAGACCGCAGTCGCCGCCAAGGAATAAACCCATGACCCAAACGACCGAACTTGCTGAACTGCCGCCCCAGGAAACCGCGCTGGAGGTGTATTCGAAGCCCAGCGGCCTGGAACCCTGGCTGGCCAAGATCCGCGCCGAAGTGTCCGGCCATGTGCCTGACATGTCGACCAAGAAAGGCCGCGAGGCCACCGCCAGCCTGGCGTTCAAGGTCCGCAAATCGAAGGCCGCGCTGGACGCCCTGGGCAAGCAGCTGGTCGACGAGCTCAAGGACGTCCCCAAGCGCATCGACGCGGAGCGCAAGCGCATGCGCGACACCCTGGACGCGCTGGCCGAAGAGGTGCGCGCGCCGCTCACCGAGTGGGAAGCCGCCGAGAAAGCACGCGAGCAGTGCCACCAGCAGGGTATCGAGTGGTTCCGCCTGCGCGCCGACGAGAACCGCGACCTGGATGCGGCCGAGCTGCTCGCGACCCTCGAACAGGTCAATGCCCGCGCCGTTGATGCGTCCTGGGAGGAATACGAAGCCGAGGCGCACCGCGTCAAGGCCCGCGCCCTGGACGCGCTGACGCAGGCCCTGGCGGCGCGCGAGAAGTACGACGCCGAACAGGCCGAGCTGGCCCGCCTGCGCGCCGAGGCCGCAGCGCGCGAGCAGAAGGACCGCGAAGATCGCATCGCCCGCGAGGCTGCAGCGGAGGCTCAGCGCCAGGCAGACGAGCGTGCCCAGGCCGAGCGTGACGCCGCCGCGCGCCGCGAGGCTGATGCGCTGGCTGCTGTCGAGACGGCCCGCCTGGAAGCGGAGCTGGCCGATCAGCGCCGCATCGCGGCTGAACAACAGGCCGAGCTTGACCGCGCGGCCGCCGTCGAGCGTGAGAAGAAGGCAGCCGAGGACGCGCGCCTGGCAGAAATCAAGCGCCAGGCCGACGCCAAGGCAGCAGAAGAGGCCGAGGCCCGGCGCCGCGAGAAGGACAAGGCGCACAAGGCCGGCATCAACCGCGCCGCCCTGGATGCGTTCGTCGCCGGCGGCATGCCCGAGGACTGCGCCCGGCAGGCGGTCACGCTGATCGCCAAGGGCCTGATTCCCAACATCCGAATCACCTACTGAGGACGCCATGAACGACGTTATCGAAGCACCGGCGCGCGAAGTCGCGGCACCCATGGGCGGTCTGGCCGCCAACTCCCCGATGGGCATGATGCTGGCGGCGCTGAACCAGGGCGCCCAACTCGAGCAGATCGAAAAGATGATGGATCTGCAGGAGCGCTGGCAGAAGGGAGAGGCCAAGAAGGCATATGACACCGCCTTCGCCGCGTTCAAAGCCGAAGCGGTCAAGATCATCAAGGGCAAGGATGTGACGGACGGCCCACTGAAAGGAAGGTCCTATGCGGAGCTGCACGACGTTGTGAACGCAGTCACGCCGGCGCTCTCGAAACACGGCCTGTCGTCGTCCTGGAAACTCACCCGGGACGAGAAAGATTGGATGGAGGTGACGTGCTATTTGCGGCATGTCGGAGGCCACGAGGAAAGCGTGTCCATGGGCGGCCCGCCTGACGCAGGCGGCGCCAAGAATGCCATTCAGGCTCGAGCCAGCACCAAGACATACCTGGAGCGCTACACGCTCAAGGCAATCACCGGCCTGTCTGAACAGAACGACGACAACGACGGCGCCGGCACGGATGACGCGGCCCTTGATCTGCGGGACGAATGGATCAGCAAGATGGCCCAGTCGGACAGTCTGGACGCCGCCGTGTCGACTTGGCAGGACGGCTGCAAAGCCATCGAAGCGACCAACAACCTTGCGGCGTTCGCCGCGTTCAAAAAGGCCTACGCCGACAAGCGGGCCATGCTCAAGCAGGAGAAACAGTGATGGGTCTGATCTTCCACACCGCCCCGCAAGGAACCCAGGAATGGCTGGACGCACGCCGCGGCGTAATCACGGGCAGCCGGTTCAAGGACTGCCGCGACAAACTGAAGAGTGGCGGCCCATCCAAAGACTGCCGCAAGTATGCAATGGATGTCGCCCGCGAGCGGGTTGGAGGCCGCCCGCCGGAGGTCTACGTGAACGGCGCCATGCGAACTGGAACTGAACAGGAGCCTTTCGCTCGCGCCGCCTACGAGGCGAAGACCGGCAACTTCGTCGAGGAGGCAGGGTTCATCACGACGGACGACGGTCTGTTCGGCGTGAGCGTGGATGGCCTCGTCGATGACGACGGCATCATCGAAATCAAGACGATGGTGTCGTCCGACACCCTGTTCACTGCTGTGGTCGACGCCGACATCAGCGCCTACATCGACCAATGCAACGGCGCCATGTGGCTGCTGGGACGCAAGTGGGTTGACCTCATTTTGTGGGCGCCCGACCTGGAACCCATCGGCCGGCACCTCACGACCATCCGCATCGAGCGCGACGACGATGTCATCGAAGAACTGGAAGAGGAGCTGATGGAATTCGAGCGCCTGGTTTCCAAGTATGAACACCTGCTGCGCAAGGAGGCCGCGTAATGGCCAGCGTGAACAAAGTCATCCTGGTGGGCAACCTGGGCCGCGACCCAGACGTTCGCTACACCCCCGATGGCGGGGCCGTCTGCAACGTTTCTCTCGCGACGACGTCCAGCTGGAAGGACAAGGCCAGCGGCGAGAAGCGCGAAGAAACGGAATGGCACCGCGTGGTCATGTACAACCGCCTGGCCGAAATCGCCGGCGAATACCTGAAGAAGGGCCGCTCGGTCTACATCGAGGGCCGCCTGAAGACCCGCAAGTGGCAGGACAAGGACACCGGCGCTGACCGCTACAGCACCGAAATCGTAGCCGACCAGATGCAGATGCTGGGCGGCCGCGAAGATGGCGGCGGCGGTGGCGGCAGCTACGGCGGTGGCGGCGGTTACGACGACGCGCCGGCACGCCAGCCGCAGCAACGCGCCCCGGCTCAGCGCCCGGCGCCGCAGCAGCGTCCGGCACCGCAGGCCGCGCCCGCCGGTGGCGGCGCCAACCTGGCCGACATGGACGACGACATTCCGTTCTAGCGGCTAATTTTCTGAGTTCAATCACCCGCCGCGCTCGCGGCACCTTCCCTAGGAAAACCATGAACGACACTATCCAGCTTGACCTGGGCGGCGGTTCTCGCCTGGAAGTTCCTGCGCGCATTGCTTTGGACGCGCTGCTCGAAAGATTGACTTCATCGCCCTCACGATTAGCAAGACCCGCGCTGATTGGCGCAGAACTGCCCGGGCAAGGCGGCATTTATGCCGGCGACATTCTCGGCGATGATGGAGTCGTCTACGGCCTTATCGTCGCCGGCGAAGACCTGGATGGCACGTACGCCTGGGGTCCGGAAGATGGCGAACGCACCGCCAGCACCTGGGACGGTCTGGTCAACACGAACAACCTGCTGCGTCACGATAAGACGCACGCCGCAGCGCGTGCTGCCAAGGCATACAGCGCCGACGGGCATGCCGACTTCTACCTGCCCGCCAAGCGCGAGCTGCAGATCATCGCGGCCAGCCTGCCCCATCTGTTCCAGCCGAAGCCCTACTGGACCTCGACGCCCTACGGCTCCTACAACGCCTGGGCGGTGGTTTTCGAGGGCGGCAACGTCTACAGCTGGGGCCGCATCAACGAGTTCCGAGTTCGTCCCGTCCGCAGATTCACCTATTGACCCATTTACCCCTTGAGCGGGCGAAGCCCGCAGGAGACTTGCATGACCGCTACCGCAACGACCGTGCCCGCCATCGGCCAAGAATGGCCCGAACAGGGCGGCATCTACATCGGCTCCCGCCTGATCGACGGCGCCACGCATCACGTGATCATCCCCGGCGGCAAGGAATTCGACCTGGTCGACGTGGAATTCAAGGATCTGGCCTCGGCCGTGGCCGAGCGAGGCGAAGTGAACGGCCACGACGATTGGCGCGCGCCGGACCAGGAAGACATGATGCTGGCCTACATCAACGCGGCGGGCCTGTTCGAAAAGGACGACTGGTACTGGACGAACACGCCCTACGGCTCCGGCGACGCCTGGGCGGTGGATTTCGAGAACGGCTCCGTCGACTTCTGGCCCCGCTTCACCGAGTTCCGAGTTCGTCCCGTCCGCAGCATCATCGCTTGATCCCTTGAACCCTCGCGGGCGTAGCCCGCCGATGCCATGGCCCTGCACACAGACACCAAGATTTTCAAGGTGACCTACGACCTGAGCCTATTGGTCACGAAGCTGGTGGCGAACATGCCCAGGAACTACAAAGCCGATTTCGGGGCTGATCTGCGCAAGCAGTGCTTCGAACTGGTGGCGCTAGTGTATCGGGCCAATTCGGGGGCCGACAGGCCGCCTGTGATCCGGCTTCTTCGGGAACGGGTGGTTGCGGTAGATCTGTCGCTGCGCTTGGCGGTGGATCTTCGATTGATTTCTCGCGGGCAGTATGGAGAGGCGATCGCGCTGACCGATAGCATCGGGCGCCAGGCTACGGGATGGCTGAAACACTCCGAGAATGCGCTTGCTGCCTCGCCGTCACGGCGGCCGGGCCAACGCGCTTGATGATCTGGTCACGCCGCTGGCCCACAAGGCCACCGATATGCGCACTAGAGGAAACCACCGGCTCAGGCCGCCCAGGTCCCGCGCAGTTTTCCCGCTGATCCGGCAAGCCTTCGGCGGGGCGACGTGGATAGCGTGATATCTCGCCCTACGGCTCCAACAACGCCTGGGCGGTGAATTTCGAGAACGGCAACGTCAACAACTGGAACCGCAACAACGAGTTCCGAGTTCGTCCCGTCCGCAAATTGTCCTCGGAGCTTCTATGGATTCTTGCCATTCGTTCGCGGAGTTGGTGCAGGCTTACTTCGACTGCCGCCGGCTCAAAAGGAATACGGCCAGTGCTCTGCGCTTTGAAATGAACCTGGAGCACAATCTGGCTGAGCTAGACGAAGAGCTCAGGAGCGGCGAATACCGCCCCGGACGCTCTATCTGCTTCGTTATCACCCATCCCAAGCCGCGAGAGGTCTGGGCGGCTGATTTCCGGGACCGAGTGGTTCATCACCTTCTGTACAACAAGATCGCGCCGCGCTTCCTGGCAGGGTTCATCGCCGATTCGTGCGCATGCATTCCTGGTCGCGGCACTCTCTATGCCGCCCAGCGGCTAGAAGCAAAGGTGCGCAGTGTCACGCAGAACTGGTCACGGCCGGCGATGTACCTAAAAGCCGATTTGGCTAACTTCTTCGTCAGCATCGACAAGCGGTACCTCTGGCTTCGGGTCGGCGGGAAGATTCCTGAAAACTGGTGGCGGAGGTTGGCCGCTCAGATCCTATTTCACGATCCCAGACCCGATGTCGAAATGCGAGGTAACCGGGCAACGCTGGCGTTGGTTCCCAAGCATAAGCGCCTTGGTGAAGCACCCGACCATTGCGGCCTTCCAATTGGGAACCTATCGTCTCAGTTCTTCGCCAACATCCTGTTGGATGGCCTGGATAAGCACGTGAAGCATGGCCTGCGTGGGCGTCATTACGTCAGATATGTTGACGATTTCATCTTGCTACACCCGTCTTCCAAATGGCTGGGACAAGCGTTGGATTCCATCAATACCTATCTGCCGAAGCTGGGCCTCTCGCTAAACCCGCGTAAAACCATTATCCAGCCGGTTGATCGAGGCGTCGATTTTGCTGGCCACGTGATCAAGCCATGGCGCCGAGAAATACGCCGACGCTCTGTCCGCAGCGCGCTGCAGCGCATTGAGGACCTGCCGCAAGAAAAGGTCTTCGAGACTGGTAACAGCTACCTCGGGCTCCTGCGTCACGCAGATGGCCATCGTGACCGCGCGCTTATTGCAAATGCACTTCGAAAACGCGGGCATTCAGTCTCAGCAGATTTAACCAAAGCATACCGCTAACGCTTCATTACGGAGTAAGCCATGCGCAACGAAGACAAGTGGCACCCGAACGAAGATGCGCCCATTGACATGGATGACGAGCCTTCCGAGCGTCTTATCGCCTGGGGAATCATCGGGGCGTTCTCTGGCCTGTTGATCCTGTGCGCCATCGTGAGCATGGCGGTTAACCAAATTCTGAGGTACTGACCATGACGAATTCCTACGACGTTGACCACGGCCTGAGCCAATGCCCCCCGGGCCCGCTGGAGCCGGTGGAGATTTCCCAGCATCCCGGCGATGCGCCTGCCACGGGCAACACCGCCCGCGACCAGGAGATGTACGCCGCCGGCATCCGGACTGACGAAGATAACGCCAAGCACAATGCGGCGATCCGCGCTGGCTCCGGCTGGCTGCCGATCGGGAGCGCGCCGAAGGATGGCCAATCCATCCTCGGTAGGGGCCCACGCCAGGATACCGTTGTGATCGCCTGGGACGAATGGGCGCAACCGGAGGCGCGCTGGAAAGCCGTTCACCTGGATGTTAATGGGTTTGAGTGCCCGGAGATCGTGCTGCGTGGCGAGCCGACGCTCTGGCAACCGATGCCCGCACCTCCGTGCCCGACCTGCAACGATCAGGGCGCCGTCGGCAACATCCTGACCGCCCAGCCCTGCCCTGACTGCGCCGCCCCTGGCGTATCCACGGTGGAGGATGCGCAGGACGAGCGCCAGGCGGATGCTTGCCCCCGTTGCGAAGGTAGCGGCGGGATAACCGTGATGAGTGACAACAGCCCGGACGCGCATGACGTGGTTGTCTGCTGCGACCACTGCCAGGGATCGGGTGCAGCGGTGGACGCCGCCAAGTATCTCGCTGCCGCGCTGGCTGGCGAGAAGTACCGGCATATGCAGGTCTTGGCCGAGTACCGGAATTTTCACCGCAGCCTGTGCGCGCGCTTCGGCTACGGCCACGACGAAGTCCACTTCCGCCGCGAT